GCATAAGGCTTAACAGCGTTTTCGGGTCTTTGCCTGTTTCAGCGGCGTAAACAGTCCACGGTAGTATTTCATTACTTACCGGGAACAAACGCGGGTTAACTATAGCATATTGCCATTGTATGCCTTTAAAATTCGCACCGTACAGCGCAAACTTAACCGAATCTAATAACATACGCGGGTCAGCGCAAAGATGCCAAAAAACTAATTTAAATGGAACACGCACATCCAATTCGATACCACAACTTCCGCGCTTAGTATTCGCTGCTTTTCTTGTTTCCGAAACAATACCATTAGTACGGATATAATAGCCCGTTCGCGCGGTGTCTGTGATGCCAACATAGTTTCGTGTGCCGTTTTGTGTAACATTCAAAGTAACAACCTGACTTGAAGTATCTTTGACAGCAATGCCATTACCGTTAACGTTTACATTTACGGCTGCCATTGCAGTATCAATCTGTTTAATTAGTTCGGTTATTATATCTTGTGTTACGTACATTATAGTAAATCGATTTCTTCAAGTATTGCTAATAATTCATTTCGTGCGGCCGTTTCGCCTAATTCGCGTTCATCTGTTGAAACGGTTGAAATGTCTTTGCCAAAACGCGCTTCGTTACTTTCCATTATGCCTGCTAATTCATCATTCGTATAAGTAATAGCGCTATTCAATCCACTTTCAGTTACTTTAATACTTTGAAATAATGAACCGCTAAAATTTAAATCAACTGTTTCAGATTGTCGGCCCGTTAAATCCCTTAACTGTCTATAACCTTGTGTTAAATACTTTGTTTTGTGCGGATTGCCATTTTTAAAAACAGTATTCCCATTTTTACCTTCGGGCTTTATGCCGCCTGCTGAAACAGTTGTAAGGCTTAATGGATTTATATAAAATGGATTTACTGAATATTGACCTATTGCACTACCATTTGAATCTAAACCGTTAAAAAATATTCTTTGTTTATATTCTGCAATGACTTGAATAGCGGCAACCTGAGAAATTCTACGGGCCGTATTGTCATTATTTACAACTTCTGATAGTATTTCTAAGCGTTCAGATAAAGTCATTAGCCTGGGAACATTGGATACATTCTCAATCTTGGTTCACATCTATAGCAAAAGCGGTCAGCTTCTAATAGCTGAATAATATTATCAATTTCGTTATCTAAAGCCTCAATGCTTGCATTCTCCCATTCACCTATTTTAACATTTGCCCATTCGTTACCGTGTGTTTTAATTAGGTTTAAACGGTTATTAGGACTAACCCATTCTTTTAAAATTTGCACGCCTGTTTGATATAAAATTGCCATGCCTAAACGGTCTAAAAACTGACAAATAATATCAGTATCTACACAATCAACACGTACACACGCGCCCAAATAACCCGATTGTGAAGCGCTAACACCGTTCCAACCCGTAACATCTAAAACAGTATCTCCACATGGCTTGCAGTTTGTTGCAGCGTTGCACGTGTACAGATAAGGCGCTATATTAGTAGTGTCAATAGTTACTAATAATACATCTTCTTTAAAATATTTTTTAATAAAAATGTGCATTTCCGTATCTGCAAAAACAGTAACAGCCTGACTAAATAATATATTGCCTGCATAATCAGTTACGTAAATAGTTGTATTGCCGTTATTTGTTGCCTTAAATTTAACTGAATCAATAAATATTCTACTTTGCGGGCTATCTATCCACTTCTTAGATACTTTTATTCCACGATTTACAGCTACGGGAATATCAGAAATACTTGAAACGCCGCAAACAGCATATTTTGAACCGATACTATTTAGCTTTATACCCCTTGCATTTAAAACAGCTTTCAAACGTTTTTCAACTACATCGGCTGCAAAATACATTTTTTCCTGTACTGTCAAAGTAGCAGAAATAAGGGCCTCAGAACTAACAGCCGCGACATTATTTATAGTTAACCCTTCAAGATTTTCTAAATAATATCCCGAAGTCGGTACTGTATCTTCAGGATAACAGCCGTTCAAAGATATGATATAGTTTTCTAAACAAGTAGGTGTATTAAGATTCAGCATCTAATTCAGTTTGTTTTTTACGACCGCGTTTTTTAGGCTTTTCAGTTTCAGTTATTTCTTCGGCTTCAAAGGTTTCATTGGCTTCAGCTTCGATAGCTTCGGGTTGTTGGTATTGTTGTACATTTTCTTCTATTTTAATTACAGATAATAAACCATCTGAATAATAAATATCTTTTGGAAAATCATTTTGCTTTACAGCCTTTTCAACAGCCTTGTTAATCTTTTCGCTTCCTATTGTTTTCTTTTGTGTTGAATAGTCGAATAAGTAAACAACATCTTCGTTATCGGTACGCTGTACATTTATAGCGCCGTAATATTTGCGAATTATTGTTAATGCTTGTGCTATCTTTTTTGAATAGTTTACCATGTGTTTTTATTTTAAAAAGGGGCGGTTTCCCGCCCCCGAATCATTAAAACTAAATTGTACCGTTATAAGTATCGTTACATGCAGCGCTATCAGTTATGATAAGCTGTGCAGAACCTGTATTAGTACTTGTTGTGTAGAAATTGCTATAAGTTCCATAAACATTTGATTCACCTAAAATTTGTGCATTAGGTGCACCGTCAAATGAGTTAGAATCTAAAACCCAGTCAAGGTTAGTAAGTGTCGCACCTGTTGAAGGCGTTGAAGCACTATAAACATTGTAAAGTGTTTCAGTAGAAACTGTAAGCGCAACATCTGTAGTTGTGGCAGAAACAATAACAACCGATGTTACAGTAGCATTAGTTAAAACATAGATTGTTAATGCTGTTCCATCCCAACCACCTGCAACTGTGTAAATAGAACCTACACTTGCAAGTGCAGCCTGTGCAGCAGCTACAAAACCATTAGCTCCACCTGAAGTACCTGTATCAAAAGTACCACCAACTGAGAATGGTAAGCCGTTAATTTGAATTGCAATAGCATCAGTAACATCAACTTCAATACCTTCAAATTGCTCAACTTCAACTTCTCTTGAATAGAACAAAGCACTACAAGCTACATCGCAAGCATCAGCAGATTCGCAGAAAGTTGCATCAGTAGCAACAGGTGCACCTGCAGCACCGCAAGCTGGTTCGATATCGCAGTATCCTGTGTCAGCACAAACAACTTCATATTTGAATACATCAAGTACACCATCAAACAAACAATCGTTAACAGCCCAACATTTAGGCATACCAACTACGGCCCAATTAGTAGCGAATTGGATGTATAGTTCGATTTCGTCGTTACACTTAACGTAGCTCATCACTACATCATGCTCAATGCCTAACCAAGGGTCAACAACTGTAGTTCGCATTTGGTCTTCAAAGTCATAAGTAAACTGACCTTTGTTCTTTGCGTAAGTTACAAGTTGAAGCGCACCCGGTGCCATTGCGATAATTTCGTTAGTATTACCAAGTGCAGCAGGTAGGTTAGTATCGTAGAAAATTGAACGTGTAATGTCAAGTAGTGAGGCGTCAAAACCGTTATCATTACCACTTGCAATTGCACGGGCTTTACGGTATTGGTCAAGCAAAGTACCACCAATCAAAATCATTTGTTGTTCGATTTCAGCTTGTTTGCGGTCGCTATCTAAGATAGATTCACCAACAGGGTTAATACCCAAACCACTTGAAAGGAACAAAGGCAAAGACTTAGAAGTTACAGCAGGGTCAGCACAATCGCATTTAACGAATGAACCAATAAAACCGTTATTAGCTACAACAGTAGAAACTTCTTTTCCAAGTCTGTTAATGTGATTTCTTAGAACTTCATTAACATAGCTGTTTTGATAATCGGCGCGGCTTTCTTTGATACAACGAATTAACTCATCGTCAATCTTAATTTTCTGTGAAACTGTTTTATTTGTAATTTCAATTTCATCATAAAGCGGCTTAACAACATCGCCGTCTGTTGGGCAATATTCAAGTGAAGTTGCATTAGATTCAGAAAGACGCGGGAAAAAACGGCGTGAAACTTTGTAAACTTTACCGTTACCTTGTTCAACAGCCTGAACGTTACCGAGTTTAACCTGTGAAGCGGATTTATTAGCAGCTGAAACAAGCAATTGCAATAGTCCGATATTTGGCGATGGCATGGAGCGCATACCGCTGTTATTATTCAGCGATATGTCTATAATTTTCCACGCATCAGCGAGTTTTATAGTTGACATTTAAAGAATATTAAATTTTGAAAAATTGTTTTTTGTTTGGCATTTTCCACGCTGCCAGCGTTCTGTTTTTTTTCTGTGCCTTAGCACCTTATTTTGTGAGAGGTCGTTACTGCAAAGATAAAAGGTATTTTTGTAAAATATTTTATAATTTTTTTATAGAATTATTAAACAAAAAAAGCAGCCCCGAAAGACTGCCCAAACTATTAACTAACTAAACTAAATCATGCCATTTTCCTGTAAGTATTTTAAACGCGCGGGGTGCATTCCGCTTTTTGCTTTGTCATCAATTTCAAATGATTTTGTTTGACCGCCGTTTGATTGCTTTTCAAAATTATACTCAGCTGCTATAATTTCAAATAGTGTTTCGTACTTTAAGTTTTCCGTAGGCTTAGATGGATGCTTTACACGGTTTCCATCTTTGTTAACCCAAATATTATTATCAGAATCAATTTCAAAATCCAAGCCACGTTCACGGATTTCAGCTTCTAAAATTGCACGCATTTCTTTAGGTGCTAAACGTGCATTTTTTACAGATTCAACTAAAGAACCGCGCACCTTATCTATTTGCTGATTCTTAATGTAGCTTTGAAATTTGCCCTGTTCTTCTTTAATAGCCTGTTGCATTATCATTTCCTTTTCAGTTAATTTTGCATTGGCTAATTCTAATTGTTGAGTTAATTGCTGCAACTTTTGCGCATCGGCTGAAGTATATTCAGATTTTAGCTTTTCCAAGGTTTCTAATTGGCTATTTTTCAAATCAGAAACAATAGTTTTAAACCTATCTTTTTTATCGACCATTTCATATTTTTTAAGGTCAATAGCAAAAGCATCAGCAATCTGTTTTTCTGTTTTAGCATAAGCAGCGCCAAATAGTTCCGCGCTTTTAGCTTCTTCAATCTGTTTGCCTAAACGTTCCTGGACAGTACGTTCAATTTTAGATACATAACCCGTTACGGCTTCATCTAATGTAATTTCGTTTGATTCTAATTTTGAAATTAGTTCGGGTTCTATCCCCAATTTTTCTACAAATTTGTCAAGCATTTTCATGTGTGTTTAATTTAAAAAATAATTTTGTAAACTCATCGAATTTTATACTAAGCGGCAATTCAGAACTGCCCTTTAAAATAATCTTTGTAAATTCATCGCCGTTTTCCCATTGGGATTTATAGAACGTTGCAACTTCATCGAGGTCAATATAACAATAGTCTTCAAGTTCAACTATAAATTTAGATTCATCATCTAACAATCTTTCATCTATCTGTTTTTTGATTTTTGCCGCTGTCTTATAGTCTTCACATTGTACAGCGTTTTGAAAATCGCTTTGAAGTTCCTCAAGTGTTAAGGGTTCTTCATTGTATTCTAATTGAATTACAAACTTATACCAACGTGCCATATTATCTACGTTTATTTGCGCAGCCGCAGCCGCGTTTGGGGGTGACTGTTCTTTGAATCGGTTGTGCGGGTTCTGATACATGAATAGTACCAAGATAATTATAATTGCCTGTTTGTTGTTCCGCGTACCATTGTGCAGGTGTGAACTGATATTCAGTACCGCTTGTTTTATGCTTTGCTTTTATGACTAACATAGTGTATTATTTTTTCTTATAATTCTCTGACCTAACTGGGTAAGCTATATGCCTACAATTATAACCGCCGCGATTTTGGCAAAAGTTTTCGGGCGTTGTATTTGGTATCATACCCGTGCCTTCATTTTCTGCAAATAAAATTTGTTCTTCTAATTCCTCAAATAAAATTAAACCTTTTTTACCGTTTTTATCATAGTTAACCCATTCCTCACATTGCAATCGGCTATCCTTTACTAAACTGCCAACGTATAACAAGGCATCTAATTTATAACTTTTTCGCACCGCTTCATTTACTATGCCATCGTACTGCAATAACGCGTCACGTGATGCCTGCAAACTAATTCGTTTTAAAACGCCTTGGCGTGCTTCGCTTGTAGTTAATTGCCCTGCTATTGAAGTAACAACATCTGTAAGGCTGCTACCTTGGTTTACTGCTATTAGTAGTTCATTCTTTATAGGGTTAATTAGATTTGTATTTAATCCCTGACCTTGCATCGCCGCAACTACATTATTAACAGCATAGCGCTTAAATGGGTTTAAAAAACTTTTTGTTATTTGTAAGCCGTTTAGTTCTTGTTGTGCAAGCTGTGTATTCGCGCCTATTTCATCAAAGTTTTCTAAAAAACCCGAAACCATAACATTATAACCAGCCTTTTCTAAGAACCTATTAAGTGCAGTTTTAAAAGAACCTAAACGCGCTAAGTTTTCCTTTGACCTTACTAAATTACCCGATGTAGTTCTAAACTTACTAATCCAATCGACTACCTGTTTTACAAATTTAGGTTCTACTTTGTCAAACCGCTTTTGTAAAATTTCTAATGCTTTGTCGTTAATTCTTTCGGGTTTATTGAAGTCCATTAGTTATTATCTTCATCATTATCTGAATCATCCGAATTATCTGAATTATTAAATTCATCCATATTAACTTCAGGTACTACATTACTTGCAACAGCATCAAAACGCGGCGCTAACTTTTTATCAATAGCTTCTTTAATAGCTGTATAATCATTATTCATAATATCAAAGCCTTCATCATAATACAATTCAGTAACAGCATCAAAAACAAACTGTGCGCTAATTGCATCCTTTTCAGTTATTTGTCCACTTGCTAAAAGCTGTACACGTTCATCTACAGTATAAAGATAAGCGCTGTTATACATAGCGCAAATGGTAGCTATTTGGCGCGCTGTAGCATCAGCATTATAACGGCGGTCAACATAACTTATATATGATTCGTAACGTATAGCAGTCGGCAAACCTTGTTGTGATAGTGCAAATTCAGCCATTAGCTCTGTTTCTGTTTTTAGGTCAAAACTAATAGGAGGATTTACAAAAATAGGGCTTTCAGTATCCATAAAAACAATAGCCTGAATAATACGCAACACTTCTTTATAACGTGCATAAACATCATCGCTAATTTTACCTACTTCTATATATTCAGGTTCGCGGTCTAATTCTTTTGCCACGCCCGATTGTGCAGCTTTAAGCGAACGGTTTATATTTAACACCTGTTCCGCTTTGCCTAATGATTCTGTGGCTACCTTGTTTGTTTCCTGAATAGTTGAAACATCAGGGCTATAATAACGTATCGGCTCAACTTGTTGTTTATCGCTATCTCCAAACTTCGAAGTAGTAGGATTTAAATTATAGGCTGCAAGCGGTGTTATGCTTAACGTTTTGCCATGCCCTAAACAAGTTTTGCATGTTATTGAAGTGTCATAATCATTTGGGTCAGGAACGCGGCCCACACCATTACAACTATTACAATCAACCCCTTCAACAAATTTAATAGGGAAGCATGTCGCAAGCATAACCGATTTATGCTGATTATCAAAAATAGCAGCATCGTTAAGATAAGGTATCGCAGGGCTAAAATCAGACTTATAAATTTTAAACGTATTGCCATAATTATCATATTTAGGTACAACGCGACCGCCTAAAGTTACCCACGGCATTATGCCGCTATTATGTTCATAGATAACTTCAAACATTGTTTTATCACCATACGCGCGAGCCTGTGCGTAAAACATATCAGTTACAATGTGATAGTATAGCGGGTTTTCAATACCTAATGTAGCATATTTATTTTTTGATATGCCTTTATATATTAGTAGTCTGTATTCAGGGTCGTTAAAAACAATCCTATCAGACTGTATTACTTTCATATCTACATTAACGCGCACGTTATCGCTTTCAATACCTTCGCCTTTAGGTTCGATAAGTAGAACGGCGTTTGGGTCAAGTACGCGGTTCGGAATAAAAACAGAAAAAATATAATTTTGTAAAGTAGAATCGCCAAACTTTTCATTTTCGGCAAATTCTTTCATATCTGTATTTTCAAATCTTACAGAATGTTTTGCAGAACTTAGCAGCCTATGCAATTCGGTTATAGCTTTAACAAGTGGCGATTCTGTTTTAGGCTGATAGGTATTTTTTCTATAAGCTAAAATCTGTTCATCTTCATTTGGAAAAGCCTTATCCAACGCGGGCGGCACTTCACCATAGAAGTGAGGCTTTATGCTTTCATAAATACGTTTCCAATCCGCGCGAAATGGATGCACGGGCGGGTTTAGTATTGTAGCATTTACAGAATCTAAAAATTGATAAAACTGTTCTAAGTTCATTATATTTAATTTTAAATAGGGCGGCTACATTAAATAACCGCCCTTATAAATACTATGGTGTAATTGTAATTACAAGTGAACCAGTTACGCCCGAAGCATCGTTAGCTGTTGCAATTACAGTAACAGTACCCGCACCCGTAGCAGTAAGCAAACCGCCTACGCTAATAGTTGCAGTACCTGTGCCGTTAACAACCGACCAAGTAACAGTTGAATCAGTAGCGTTCAATGGTAGAATAGCTGCAAGCATTTGCAACGTAGCACCATCGGCTACAGTTGTTACGTTACCTGTTCCTGTTACAACAATTGAAGTAACCCAACAAACGTTATAAGGCAATGTTAGCAAGAAGTCCAAAGACAATTGGCTAAATGTACCTAATTGTTCGTTATATCTAAATTCAACAGTCCAATAAGCATCGTCTTCATCAGTTTCAGCAATCTGATAGAACGGTCTAACAGTTACGTTTGAATACCAACCTAAGAATCTACCATCGCAAGTTACAAAACCAAATTCATAACCCGCAGCTTTAGCAGGATTTGAAAGGAAATTATAAAGAGCATCAATAGTAAATGTAAGGTCATTTTCAGCATCAGTAAGTGAAACAACACGCGATTGTTTTACTACCTCCTCCTGACCGCAACTACCACGTTTTTTTGTAGTAAATTCAGGTGCAGGCAAACCACCGCTAATACGTGAACCGTTAACGCGGCCAAAAACGTTTTTATCAGCTATTGCAGTTTCCCACTCAGTAGAATCTGTAATATCAGCAAATTCGTAGTTACATTTTTTTGCAAACCAACCAGCGATACCACCTGAATATACAGTTGAATCGCACGGGTCGCATAAGTAGTTAGGGGCATTGTCCTCATCTATGCAAGGCGGGCAAACGCCAAAAGCGCCCAAAAACCCATTTATAAAAGAAATATTATTCATGTTTTTTGTTTTTAAAATATTTGTAAATGAATACGACCTCACCTACATTGCTTGTTATCTAATCGACATCTTTTATCAAATGTCAGGTCTAACAAAAACATACGGTTGTCTTCGGGTTTAGAATCATATCTAAAGTTTTGATACTGCACTTCGTCAACAGTTACGTAATTGCCTCTCACAGCTTGTTGAAGTAACTTAATGTAAAACGGCGGTACAGCGCCCGAAATAATCCCGTAATTTTCTGTTATATCTTTACTGATAACTACATTTCTGTCATTTTCTGTTATCGCTTCAGTATCTCCAAAGAACTCAATAGTTCCAAAGATGCGAAGCGAATTATAAAACGGCGTATTATTAGAACCTAAATAGTTAGTCAAAGTTCCGTAAAAATTACCGTTGCAATCATAATTTGAGTATGTACTATAAATTAGTGAAGTGTCGTTTAAGTTTCCACATCCTTCAACTTTTTTATAATATTCGCTAAATAAACTTTTATCTAATTCAGGTTCTAAGGTTATCTGATTTATTTTGTAATAGTCAATATATAATCTAAAGCAATCCAAATCAGGAGGAAACAAACCCGTATTAACAAACCACGTTTGTATGCTGCCAGTTGCAAGACTTTGACCTACATGGTAACTATCTGAAAAGTCATCAATAAATTCACTTATTAGTGTACCGCAACAATCATATAAGCTAACTACAACATAATGCGAAGTACTTGTACTTGTTTGAAAGCCTGCTACCAAAACGCTATTAGGCTGATTATATAAATCAGTAACTTGTGTTTGAAAAGGTATTACATCGCCTTGAACATACGGAATATAAAACGGCAAATCAGAACCGCACAAATTACAGTTCCACGCATCGGTTTCGTTTTGCATTAAGTTGCCAGGCAAAATAGGACAAGCATACCGAATCGGTACCGGCTGCCTAAAAGAATATGTCCTACTTATTTCGGGCGTATATGAAACAGGATAATTTACTAACATATATTTGCAAAGATACAAATAAAAATTAAATTAAAAAATTTTAACCTAAATCGCTACATTTATAAGTATTATCAAAAGTAACTATAGGTATTAAACTTGGCGCAGGTATTGGAACGGGCATTAAAATTTCGTGTCTAATTGTGTGCGGGCCTGTACCTGGGTCAAAATCAGCATCAACTATAAATCTATAATAAGCCACAGGAATTGTATCGCTAATTTTTATAGCTGTTACTATATTACCCGCGTAACTTAAAACGCCTATAGGGCTATTTGCATTATCTACAAAGTTATTTTGAACTATATTTATACCGCCTACATAATCGGGGTGTGCTAATATTTCAGCTATTACGGCTGTGGGATTGCCTGTAATTGTCCACAAAGGTAAAACGCCAACAGTTCTATAAGTTGAAGTACTTGTTAATGCAACTAAGCCGATAGGGCAATAATCGGGGATTTGCTGATATGCAATACCTGTAACCCAATAACGTTGGCCTTGTGTTAATTGTTGTACATTTATTTTAAAAATAGCTAAGTCATCCACGCCAAATGAAGCATCTACATCGTCAAGTTTTCCACTAACTAACTGTTGCATTTGTACTACAATAGGCTGCCAACTTGATTCTTCTTCAATAGCATTATTATTTGTATCGCCTAATTCATTTGCAGGGTAAATGGTAGCAATGAAGTTTATTGACCCTGTGAACGTTGGGTCTTTTTCAACTTCTGCTATTATTTGGTCAGCATCGCAAATATCAATTATTTCGGTTTTAATGCCTAAAATATAATCAGCTAAATCGTAAAATTTAATGCTTAATAAATTAGGCGTTATTGCATCATTTTCGAAAACATCGACATCTAATTTTTGAACATAATCTATTTGAGTAAATTGTGTTATTCCATTTGTTGAAGTCGGCTGATTTAAACTAATAGTCCATGTTATTTCGGTCGATGTACCTGCATATTCTTCAGCTATTCTAAAGATACAATCTAAAACTAAATCGGTTGCATCATTGGTTACAATAATCATATCAGCCGTTGTAATTGGTGGCGATGCAGGTATAAAACCTTGCACTTGGTTAACTACTCCCGGCACATTTGTAAGCCTGCAAATAATGCCTGCTACACTTCTATTAAAATTACCTACTAAACCAATTGCACTTAGCGCGGTTACGTAGCTTGCTTTGTCAATTGCTAAACGGGCCTTAATACGTTGGTGCGGTGCTATTGTTAATTCGTTCCCGCTGTACTCAGTATTGTACGTGCTAATAAATCCTGTTAACGTTGGTATTGCAGGCGCTGTGTATGTAGCCGTTAATAATGGGCTTAAATGCGAAGTTACATATTCAGGATTTGCGCTATCGTGAATATTTACTACTATGTAATATTGACCGTTTATTTGTAGCTGTGAACCATCAATAGTAAATTGCACTTCAATATCATCGGGATTTGGTACATCTTCAAACCAATCCGAAGGCGAATAAATAGCGCCGTTAAGTTGACCGCTGCCAGGCGTTGCTTGCGGTATTACGGCATCAGATAATTGTAAGTCAGTAACAAAATCTGTATTGTTTAAAGCCGTGTCAACCCTAAAAAATAAAACGCGAATATCAGAAATTGCAGGGTTTGCAACTGAGCCGTTATATGCTTCGCCCCTTAATAATATTCTAACTGTATTATCTTCACCTACTGCCAACTGATTATTCGTAACAGTAAAAATAGCGTTTGGAATTGTTGTTAAATTTGGTTGTGCGCCTGTTGCTGTTGCATCGGTAAGTAGTGGCAAACTTGCAGCCGTTTGCGATGCTGAACTAATTTCAAGTGTGTTAATATATCGCATCAATAAGCTATACCCTAAATAGTCTGAATTGTACCAACGGGCATCTACAAGTATGTTTGCGAATCTTGCACCAACGGGAGTTGTTACAACTATGTCAAAACCTGCCGAATCAAAAACTTTACAGCCTAAACTTAAATTCTTTGTTTGGTTGTAAACTATTTGACCTATGTTATTAGGCAAACCTAAAGAACTTGATGCTAAAAATCTATTGACATTTGAATTAGATGAATTGCCAAATATAAAGTTAGTAGTATCATTCGTAACGTAAAATTCAAATATTACTGTGGCTACATCGTGAGGCGCTGCATTCTTTGACATCTCACAATAAATATTTTGCAACGTGGGAATAGGAACATTTAAAACAGCTTGTTGTGGCGTGGTGCTTAATGGGTTCAATGTTTCATATCCAAAATCTAAAGCGTTAATAGGATTTGATAAAACATAAAGCCCCGGGTTAAATCTTAGTTGTTTATTTAAAAAGCTATTAGCGCCCGAACTATTTATAGTAAACGTTAATCGAACTTTTATTCCTATTGCCAAGCCTTCAACGGGCACGGCGGGAATAGTCGCAGCCGTAAACGTTGCAATGTTATATAAAACAGTTCCGCTGCTATCTATGCAATCTAATTGTATATTATCGTAAGTATAAGACATTAAATTAAGCCTTGAATAGTTAATG